GACACACTACTTATAGATTTGATTTCGCAACACATTGAAGACTGGGAATTAGAAGATAGTTATTCTTCAGCGGATATGGTTAGGGGAACTGAATTAGAACCATACGCAAGAGAGGCAATATCGGACGAATTGTTTATTTCCTTTAAAGAAATAGGATTCATTCAGAACGCTTCCATTCCAATCTTAGGAATTAGTCCTGATGGCTTATCCGAAGATGACACAATCGGATTAGAAATCAAATGCCCTCGAGCAAAGAAACACACCGAGACTATTTTATCGAATGATATACCGAGTGATAATATCCACCAGGTTCTGCATTATTTCACAGTCAATCCTAAATTAGAAACGATGTATTTTGTATCTTATAGACCTGAATCGAAAGTAAAATCATTATGGTATAAAGCATTGACAAAGCATTCTGAAATTGATTTAGGCACAAAAGCAAAACCTAACATTAAAACAGTTGAGGAGTGGGTAGGAATTGCACGTGAGGAAGCGGAAAAATTGAATCACGAGTTGAATATGGCATTGTTGAAGCTAAATGAGATGTATGAAAAGTAAAACAGCAGTAGAATGGTTATTTGAACAAGTGGTAAATAGAACTGAAAGAGTTTACTTTTTAAAAGAACTTGAACAAGCTAAAGAAATGTTTAAGCAACAGATAGTAGATACTTACAACAAAGGTCATGAAGCTGGCATTAGTGATTATATTGATAATGAATGGGGAAGCGACATGACTGAATTAACAGCAGAACAATACTACAAAAAAATATTTAAAGATAAGCTATGAAAACAGCAGTAGAATTATTAAGAGTTGAGTTAATACTTAATTCAAAATACAGAGAAACATTAAATGGTAAAGTATCATTTACAATTGGATTGTCAAAATTTGATGAAATAATCAACCAAGCCAAAGAAATGGAGAAGCAGCAGATAGTAGATGCTTATTCTAATGGTAGAGTTGATGAACAATTCAAAGGAACAGGAGCTTCTTTTTATATAACTAAATCAGAGCAATACTTGGTGAATGTTGTCGCTCGGAATGTCGTTATTCAAAATAGTCTCGGTGTGTTTCTTTGCTTTAGGACATTTGATTTCAAGACCGATTGTGTCATCTTCGGAAAGTCCATCAGGTGAAATACCTAATATTGGAATAGCTGTGTTTTGAATGAATCCAATTTCTTTAAAGGAAATAAACAATTCGTCCGATATTGCCTCTCTTGCGTATGGTTCTAATTCTGTGCCTCTAACCATATCCGCAGAACTATAACTATCTTCTAACTCCCAATCTTCAATGTGCTGAGAAATCAAATCTATAAGTAGCGTATCGGATTTAATAAATAATCCTTTCGATGCTGTGCCGGTTATTTTGCCATGTCGCAATTCTAACCAATCTGCCGTGCCTTGTATTATGTCGTGCTTAATCATAAATTTTTTATTTGTGATTTAACTTTTTTATAATGTTTCAATTTTTCTTCATATTCTTGTATCTTCCTTCCAACATAGATATATGAATCTTGTTTTGCTAATTCCATCTCTGTTCCAAATTCGTTTTCAGAATAAAAAATGCTTACTAATTCTTTTGCTTCTTGCTTTGCTGTCATAACTGCTCTATTTGTTCATCCGTTAATACATAATCTTTAATCAATTGTTCCTTGTCAAATTTGCCCGCTTTAACCGCTACTAATGCCTTTGCAAATCTTTCAGGTGAGATAGGTTGTTTTTGTTTTACGATAACATTTGGCTTTACGACTATACCACCCGTAACTTCTTTACCAAATTTAACTGATGGATTAAAATACAATTCAATTTGTACCCCTATCCAATTAGTAAGCAATCTACTTTCTGCAGGTGTGCATTGTTTTAACTCTTTTACAATTGAAGATATGTTTTTTCTATTGCCTGAATTGACTACAAATGGCTTAACATCTTCAACAAAATGAACAATATAACCCTCAAGAAATTTTCCATTAACATCTTCGCCTATTGTTTTTCCGTTTACCATTTCATTCTTAGAATAGTAAGCATCTTTAATTGTCAAAATACATTGACCTTTCTCTGTTGCAATTGAATCGACATCTACACCAGCTATGTGCGTTGATTTGCGATACTTTTGGCAATCTACATTGTACTCTTTCATACTTTTATTTTTTTTAAAGTTAGTAAAAATATGCGTTATCAAGCCGCACCCCTTGTTGTTTTAAAGTATTATATATATTTTTTTTAATTCAGTACGTTTCTGTGAGTAAAATTCACTCAATTGATTTTCATTCATTTCTTTAGTTAACCAAGAATATTTTGAATACTCATTTGATAAAATCAAGTACCATTCTGTTTTTGTAATTGTTGTCATAATTTCTGTTTTTAAATTAATTGATATATGCAAATCTAAGTATAATGTTAATAACGACAATACTTTTTAACATTTATTTTTAAATTATTTTCATTTATTTTTTAAACCTTAATGTTTATAATGGTTTCAATTAAATTATTTCAATAAAATTTATTTCCTCATTCCTCAATATCATTCCAAATCTATAAAAACAATCGTCCTTAGCTATCTCAATTGCTTGCTCTTCACTCGTTGCAAATGTTTCGATGAAGTGAATTTGCTTATATGTTATTCTGTATCTTTTCATAATATTTTAGTTTTAAATTCATCAAGTGAACGGATTAACCAATACTCAAAACCCAATGCGGTAACTCGCTCTTGGAAATCTTTTTGTTTATCTGATTGCTTACCTTTAGCATCCTTAAATTCGCAAAATATTACACGATTTTCTAACACTATAATTGTATCAGATGCACCTGCCAACATTCCGGTAGCTTTTTTAAACATTTGCTCACTTGCATTTCTTCCCTCATTAGGAACGCTAAACATAATTAATCTTGGATTATGATGCTTTAAACAAAATGTGTTGTTAAACCAAATATAACACGCTTGTTGAATTGCTGATTCTTTCATAATTTTCTATTTTCTATTTGAATTTTTGCCCATCGATGATGATAGCTCATTAATTTTCCGTAAATCTTAAAATCGTTAGCAGTTTTTAAATGGTAATATATCCAATTTTTTGAATATCCTTTTAGCTTCTGAATTTGAATTAACATATCTATACTTGCAGTCTTTGCTACCTCTTGAATTTCAACTCCTGACATCAATACTAATTGCGCAAATACTTGTTCTTCTATTTCTTTTTGTGTAGCCTCCATTATCTCTCCACATTCTGGACACACCATAATATTTGAACTCATCGCAAATGAACAACTCGGACAATTTTTTATAGGCGCTGCACCTTCTTTTTTTTCTTTCTTTTTTAATGTCCATCGTCTCGGGAATTCCCAATAGTTGTGAGTCTTAACATTATTGCCAAAATCAAGTAAAGTAAATTCCGTTTTACTCGGGTAGATTCTTGAACCTCTACCTGCCATTTGTAAGAATAAAGGTAGTGATTTTGTGGCACGATATAAAATAACCACTTCAATATTAGGAACATCAAAACCAGTTGTCAAAATTCCATAGTTAGAAATTATAGCACCATCCGTATTTTTAAACCACTCAATTTTTTCTTTACGCTCTAAATCTGTCATATAGCAATCAACGTGTTCAATCGGTAATCCTTTATACTTCCAATCTTCTACAAGTTCTCTGCTGCTTTCCACGTTCGGAGCAAATACAATTGCTTTTTTACCATTGCAAATTCTTATATAATTTTCATACACTCCGTGAAATAGTTTTATCTCGCTAAATCTTTCTGCCATTGATTTCTCATCGTAATCTCCACCTTTAGTTTTTACACCTGATAAATCTACTTTAACTCCATACGTTTTGCAAGGGGATAATTTACCTTTTATAATTAAATCCGGTGTATCAATTACCTGCACTATTTCATTATAAAATTTCTCAAGTGATTCTTGTTTACCTTCTCGATGAGGTGTAGCGGTTGCTCCAATTACAAATGTTTTATCTGAAACAAATTCAAATATAGGGTCAAATATTGATTTATGCGCCTCATCTAATATAATCAAATCTAAAGACTTTATTAGTTCTTGATATTCTACATTTTTCATCCTTCGCATAACTGTCTGAATCATTCCAACATATAAGGAATGTGAAAAATCTACCTTTTTATTTGGCTTAATCTCATTACAATTTAATCCCATTTCAACAAGTGCGCCTGAACTTTGCGAAAACAATTCCTTTCTATCTGTAAGAATTAAAATCCGCTTATTTTTAGCAAATGCTTCTTTTGTCATATAGCTAAACATAACCGTCTTTCCGCTTCCAGTTGCTGAACATAATATTAAACGCTTACTTCCATTTGCAAAATGTTTTTTTATCTCTGAAATATATTTTTCCTGATAATCGTATAACTGAATCATATAGCGAAAGGATTAATTTGTTGCATAATCTCGGATTTTCTCTCTACATAATATTTATTTGAACGCTCACGAAATAATGGATTACCAAAAGTTTGTTTTAATTCACTACCTAATTTTTTCATTGAGAGAATGCGCTGCTTTGAATGTGTTTCTATTATATCTTTGATTTCTGTAGCCGTTAACCATTCGCCTCTATCCTCCGGAACATTAAAAAATTTAAATATTAATTCACGTTCAAATGGAATGGATTCAAACGACCTGCCCACCTCATTTAATACGCTTAATTCAGTATCTAATAATTGATACACCTCACCACTTGTGTATGCACGATGTAATTCCATAAACAAATCATCCTTATCGATTGAATTATATAATGAATGGTCAATGGATATTACTTCAACGGGTAGAATTCTTGTATTTCCAGTTGAATCGTTAATTAATTGATGGTCATTAGATGTTCCGCATAAAATAGATAAACGTTTATAGTCTTCGTTATATCTTCCATATGCTGCTCTAAGGGAAAAATAATTTTTAGATGTCAATTCCTTAAACTTCTTTTCATCTTGCTTTGATTTTCCACCCATCTCATCATCCATAACGATAAGTTTTTCGCACATTAATAGTTCGTCATCCTTTCCTCTATCTAAATTTGATTCAGCGTAATATGGTTGCAGTGCGCTTGGGAGTAATCTTCTAAACCATTCCGTTTTACCCGTATTTTGCCCACCGGTTAACGATAAAACAGAACGTACTGGATTGCCGTATATACAAGCTATTATTCCAATCATCCACTTTCTAATAAATCTATCCTTTATAGGTGTATCACTTTTTACTGAATCACATAACCTTTGAATGTTACCAGTTGAAATTCTGTGTTTATTTGCTTCAACATATTCAAAAAATGGATTGTATTCTGGTATATTAACTGACTGAATAATTCTATTTACAATATCAAAAGTAATTGCTTTATCGTCAAAGGTTATTCTGCATTCCAAAAATACGCTATTAAACTCTTTGTCATACATCGGAATACCATTCCACTCGTATTTCCTTGTAATTATGTTTTTACGTATCTTAAAACGCTTTAAAATAAAATCAGAGCAGTTTACAATCATATTCTCTGCGCTATTATCGTAGCGAATATCCATATCTCTGCGCTCAAATACTTCATTTACTATCTCAAGTGCTTCTTTTTCATCAATATTTTTATCTATTTGCAATTGTTTTACCGCTTCAATCTTCGGAGTGTTCATTCTTTTAGCAAGTTTTACGCTTGAAATTGCTCTATCTGAATTATATTTAGACAAATCTACTCCGGCTAACTTCAAAAAATAGTAGAATGTTCCTACATTTACACCAGTTCCATTACGTTTTAATGAAATATCGTACTGCTTATCAG